TCCCCCCCGCAGCGTGTCCGAGACACCAACTTTGACCTAGGAGCCCCAATGCCAGGACGCGGCCCAGCGCCAAAGCCCGTCCTCCAGCGCGAGTCGCGCACGCAGGCCCGCAACGATTCAGCCCTGAAACTCAGCGCCGATGGGACCACCCGTGGCCCCGATCTGCCCGAGGGAGACTGGCATCCCCGCACCGTTGAGTGGTGGGCCAACTGGCGCACCTCTGCACAGGCGCAGGTGATGACCACGACCGACTGGGACTCCATGCTGGAGACCGCCCTCATGCACTCCGCGTTGTGGAAGGGCGACCTGAAGGCTGCCCCCGAGCTGCGGCTGCGCGTTGCCAAGTTCGGCGCGACCCTAGAGGACCGTATGCGCCTGAAGATGCAGGTGGACAACGAGATCACTGCCGCAGCACCAGCCGCCCCGACCGTCCAGGCTGATCGACGCAAGCGCCTGCTGAAAGCGGTCGGTGATGGCGGCCAGTAAGCCGCCCATGCTCACCCTCGGGATGAGCATCCTGTCGTGGATCGAGTGGTTCCTCGTTCACGGGCCGGGAGATGTCGAGGGCCAGCCGATTGAGTTGGACGACGAGTTCGCCTCGTTCATCCTTCGCTGCTACGCGGTCAACGAGGACGGCACGCGCAAGGTTCGCCGAGCGACGATCAGCCGACCCAAGGGCCGCGCCAAGTCCGAGCTGGCGGCGTTCATGGCCTGCGCCGAGGCGTTCGCGCCCGTGCGCTTTGATCACTTCGCCAAGCGCGGTGAGGTCAGCGCGTGGGGATACGAGTATCAGGTCGGCGAGCCGGTTGGCATCCCCGTCAAGCGCCCGAACATCTCATGCTTTGCCACCGAGCTGGGCCAGTCCGGCAACACCTACGACGCCATCCGCTACATGCTGGACCCCGACACCTGCTCGGACGCCCTGCTCGCTGAGTACGGGCGCATTGACGCTGGCCTGACGCGCATCCTGCTGCCCCAAGGCGGCAGCATCGAGCCGGAGACCGCCAAGGACTCGTCCAAGGATGGCGGCAAGGAAACCTTCGTCATCTTCGATGAGACTCACCTATGGGTGCTGCCCGCACTCCAGCGGATGCACCAGACCGTGATCCGAAACCTGCTCAAGCGGAAGGTCGCATCGGGCTGGGCGATGGAGACAACCACGATGTTCGCGCCAGGCGAGCAGTCGGTCGCCGAGGGAACCTTTGAGTATTCCCGAGCGGTGGCCGAGGGTCGCATCCGTGCGCAGGGGATGGTGTTTGATCACCGCGAGGCAAGCGCCAAGTGGGACGCGACCAAGCACCGAGATCGCCTCGCAGGACTTGCCGAGGTGTACGGACCCGCTGCAGCGTGGATGGACTTGGAATCCATTGCCGATTCCTACGACGACCCGCAGACCTCTCCCGCGCAGTGGGAGCGGTACTGGTTCAACCGCCCGGTCAGCATCCAAGGCGCGTGGCTGTCGCAGGCCGCGTGGGATGAGTGTCACGTCGCTCGTCCGATTGACGACGGAGCCGACGTAGTGCTCGCTCTGGACGGATCGTTCTCCGGCGACTCCACCGCGCTGATCGCTGTGGAGGTTGGCGAGTTCCCGCACATCACCGTGGGTGGCCTGTGGGAGTCCGACGGATCACCAGACTGGCGCGTCAACTACGGCGACGTTGAGGACCATATCCGCACGTTGTGCCGCCGCTGGCGCGTCGTGGAGATCACTGCGGACCCGTACCGCTGGGCGCGTTCGCTGGAGGTGCTCGCTGCCGATGGGCTGCCGGTAACGGAGTTTCCGCAATCCGCGTCACGCATGACCCCCGCCACGCAGCGGATGTCCGACATGGTGAACACACGCTCTCTGACCCATGACGGCGACCCGCGCCTTGCCCGTCACTTGTCCAACGCCGTCCTAAAGCAGGACTCCCGCGGGACTCGTCTTCAGAAGGAAACCAAGAACAGCCCTCGCAAGATTGACCTGGCTGTCGCATCCGTTATGGGGCTTGAGCGGGCCATGAATCAAGAAACCATCGCGCCTGCTCCGTCTGTCGCCTTCTTTGCTTAGGAGCCTTCATGCTTTCCACGATCCTCCAGTTGGCCGGTCTGGCCACTGTCGCCGTGGGTGCGGGGCTCGTCTTTGTCCCTGCGGGCATCGTCGTCACCGGCGTCGCCCTTGTCCTTGTCGGTATGAGTCTGGAGCGTGAATGATGCTCAAGCGCCTCCTAGGCTCTGATGAGTCACGAGCGGTGACGGCCGCGTCGCTGTTCGCGTCTGGTGTGGACTTCCCGCGTCGCACCCGTGCGGGCGTGAGCATCACCGAGGACAACTCGATGCGCATCGCCGCGCTCTACGCTGCGGTGCGCCTGATCTCCGATTCTGTCTCCATGCTTCCGATGGACACCTACGTCCGCGTCAACGGTGAGCGCCGGCCGTACCGGCCAAAGCCCGGCTGGGTGGAGGTTCCCGACGTGGACGGCCGTCCTCGTCAGGCTTTCCTGCAGCAGTGGCTGATCTCCAAGCTGGTGTCCCATGCCGCGTGCGTGCGTATCGTGCGCAGCGAGGATGGGGAGCCGGTGGGCTTCTCGGTGCTCAATCCCCAGCGGGTGCAGCCGCGCCGCAACGGCGCTGGCCAGGTGTTCTACGTCGTGGACGATGGTGCCTACACGGTCGCCGCGTCGGACATGATCTACGACGCCGAGGTGATCAAGCCCGGCGAGGTCAAGGGCACGTCCCGCGTCGATGAGATGCGCGAGACTCTCGGCCTGACGCAGGCGCTCACCGAGTGGTCTGCGTCGTTCTTCGGCAACGGGTCGCACGCGGCGGGCATCATCGAGGTGCCCGGCGAGATGACGCAAGAGCAGGCCAAGGGCGTGCAGGACGCTTGGGAGGAAGGGCACAAGGGTCTGCGCAAGGCGCACCGCCCGGGCATCCTTGCCGGCGGTGCGAAGTGGCAGCAGACGTCCGTTGACCCTGACAAGGCGCAGGCGATCCAAGCGCGCGAGTTCGCGCTGGAGGAGATCGCCCGCATCTTCCGCATCCCTCCGGCGATGCTCCAGTCCACGAAGCCCGGAACGATGGCTTACGCCTCACGCGAGCAGGACGCTCAACAGTTCGTGACGTTTACTCTGCTGCCGTACATCACGGCACTTGAGTCGCACCTGTCGCGCCTGCTGCCCGGCGATGTGTTCGTGAAGTTCAACGTGGACGGCCTGCTGCGCGCATCACTGACCGAGCGCTATGCGGCCTACTCGCAGGGAGTCCAGGCGGGCTTCCTGAGCATCAACGACATTCACCGACTGGAGGACATGCGGCCCGTGGATGGTGGCGACGTGCTGCGCGTTCCGCTGTCGCATGTGGACCTGAACGCTGCCAACGTCACCGAGATGGACATGCGGGTCACCATGGCCACGCAGTTGATCAACGTGGGCTTCGATCCCGAGGCCACGCTGGGTGCGCTGTCGCTTCCCTCTGTCAAGCACACCGGGCTGCCGAGCGTGCAGCTCCAGAACGCCGCAGCGCAAGCGGAGGTCAACGCCGACCCCACGGCCGCTGACACCACCAACGAGTACCCGGCGAGCAGGTCGGTGGAGCCGGAGGAGATCGCCGACGCGATCTCTGGCGCGCTGCGCGCCATGCCCGCACCTGTCGTCAACGTTTCGCTGCCGGAGTCTCCGGCGCGTTCCAAGCGCGTGGAGCGCGATGACGACGGCAACATCACCGCCATCATCGAGGAGCAGTAATGGCCGGACTGGTAGCCGCAGGGCTGAACCTGATGCTGACCGGCTTTACCGGCTCAGCGACCTATGTTTCGCTGCACACTGCCGACCCGTCCACGGGTGGCACCAGCGAGGTCACCGGCGGCTCCTATACCCGTGAGTCGTCCGCGTGGGGATCGCCTGCCGATGGCACGGTCACGAACGACACCGCCATCGTCTTCGACGTCCCCTCGGGCACGACGATCACGCACTTGGGCTACTGGTCCGCGTCCACCTCGGGGACGTTCTACGGCTCCCGTGCGCTGGACACCTCGCAGACCTACGCCACGGCCGGGACGTACACCATCGCCATCGGCAACCTGTCGGAGTCTGTGAGCTGACGTGGCCGGGCTGTTCACGCTCGGTGATGCAGTCCTCGGTGTCATCGGGTCCAACGTCCTCGGAGGACCTGGCACCGGCTTCGTAGAGGCCACCAGCACCACGACGGGCAGCGCGACTGGGACCTTCGGTGCCACCGGCTCGGCTACCGGCACCACGACTTCCTCGGGCTCGGCAACGGGCACCGAGGGCAACACCGGCACCATCACCGGCTCGTCCACCGCGACGGGCTCGGCGACCGGAGCCAAGGCCACTGACGGCACCGTTACTGGCGCTGTCGCGGCCGTAGGCGCTGCATCTGGCAGCCCTGAACTCACCGGAGGCGCGACAGGTTCTGTCGCGTCTACGGGCTCGGTGACGGGCACCGCTCCGACCCCTGTACCGCCAGCACCGGAGCCTTCTGCTGCCGTCGGCGGTGGTGGCTACCTGCCGCAGCGCCGACCTCAGTCACGGCCTGCACCGCAACCGACTCACCATTCCGGCAGCGCTCGCGGACGGGTCACCGCCACGGCCAGCACGACGGGCCGCTGCGGATACGGCGGCAACGCCCAAGGCACCACGAGGACCCGAGGGCACGCCAGCGGTGATCGCTGGCCGACCGATGACCTGCTGCGCACCTGGCGCAGGCAGGCGATGGAAGCCGACCTACTGGCTCTGGACTTGCTGTAACCCCGAAAGGACAACCACATGACCGACGTTGAGATCAGGTCGCTGGACACCGAGGAGCTGGAGTTCCGCGCTGCGGACCCGTCCGAGGGCAAGGTGGGCACCTTCTCGGGTTTTGCCGCCCGTTACAACTCCCCCAGCCTGCCGCTGCCGTTTACCGAGCGCATCGCGCCGGGAGCGTTCTCGCGGACGTTGAAGTCCCGCAACGACGTGCGCATGTACGTCAATCACGACGACCGCATGGTGCTTGCCTCGACCCGCGCCAAGACGCTGCGGCTGGAGGATCGCGCCGAGGGTCTGTGGGCCGAGGCTGACCTGCCCGATACGTCCTACGCGCACGACCTGCGCTCCCTGATCGAGCGCGGCGACGTGCGCACCATGAGCTTCGGCTTCTCCACCGTCAAGGACAACTGGAGCCCTGACGGCAACGAGCGCACCTTGCAGGAGGTGCGTCTGCACGAGGTGTCGGTTGTCACCGGCGTGGCCGCCTACCCCGCGACGAGCGCCAGCGTGCGCAACCTGCGCCTGCTCGCCAAGCGCACCAACACCGACGTGGACGCCCTCGCCGACGCGATCAGCGCGCTGGAGTCCGGCGA